GGCGGAAAACGTAGAATCACTTCAGGGGCTGGAGGAAGAATCTCCTCCGGCAACCACGAGTGGGGGCGTGACTGTTACTCCTGGAGGAGAGGAGGCCCCTACGGGCGAAGTACCAATCGAACCACCGGCCACTACACCACCGGCCCCTACACCACCGGCCCCTACACCACCGGCCCCAGAAGAACCATCATCCAAAAAGACACGATCAAGGAGAAGGAGAACGTTTTTAACCGAAGAAGAAGGCGGTTTCCTTGGGCAACCGGTGATTAAACGTAGATTTTTAGCCCCATAGAGGAAAAATATGCCCCTAACGAGCGATGAAATAAGATTCCTGATAAACAGAAACGAGAAGCTCAAAAGTATACGGGCACTTTATGAACCACTCTGGCAGGAAATTGCTGAATTCATTTTTCCGAGGCGGGTTGCGGTTGGCTCCCAGATTAGCCAGGGAGCCAAGCAGACGGAGAGGCTATACGACTCTACCGCTATCCACTCCAACGAGCTCCTCGCCGCCTCTATGCACGGCACCCTCACCCCATCTTCATCTCGCTGGTTTGGATTGAAACTAAGAGATGACCGACTGAATAAGGTGAAGGAGGTAATGGACTGGCTGGAAGTTTGCGCTGACCGTATGTATCTGGCCTTTAATCAATCCAATTTCAATTCCGAGATTCACGAAGTGTTTCTGGATGAAGGGGCATTTGGGACAGCCTGTATTCTGGTGGAAGAAAGACCCTTGAACGGTTTTGGATTCGCCGGATTGCTTTTCCGCGCGCTTTATAACTCTGAATATTGCATTGATGAAGATGCTAACGGCAAGGTGGATACGCTTTTTCGGGAATTTGAATTATCGGCAAGGGCCGCAATAGCCAGATGGGGCGAGAAGAATCTAAGCGAAAGAATAGTGAAACGGGCAGAAAAAGAACCCGACGAAAGATTTAAGTTCCTCCATTGCATCTTTCCCTCTAAGGATAACGGGGAATTTAGTTCGTTTTATTTGGAAGTTGAAGATAAGAGGCTTCTTTCGGAAAAGAAATATATCGAATTCCCCGCCATGGTTCCGAGATGGTCAAAATCGAGCGGCGAAATATACGGCAGAGGTCCCGGGCACACGGCCTTACCCGATGTTAAGAGCTTAAATAAAGCGAGAGAATTAGGATTGAAAGTCTGGGCTAAAGACCTCGACCCGCCCACTTTTGAGAAAGATGGGGCCGTTATTGGAAGCCTTCGCCTGTATCCCGGCGGTAGGAATATTGCCCGGGACAAGGATTCAATATGGCACTTGGACAGCCATGCTCGCCACGACGTGTCTCAGATCAAAGAGGAGCAACTAAAACAAAGCATCCGCCAAATATTCTACTCGGATCAGCTGAAATTGCAGGAAGGCCCAGAAATGACCGCTACCGAAGTCCAGGTAAGGTATGAACTGATGCAAAGATTGTTGGGGCCAACGGTAGGCAGGAATGAAAGCGAGCTGTTGAATCCACTGATTGAAAGGATTTTTGCAATCTTAATGAGGGCCAGTTCCGGCAGATTCCAGATTCTCCCGCCTCCCCCAGTTATCCTGGCCAGGATGGGAGCGAATGAGATAGATATTGAATATGAGGGACCTTTGGCGAGAGCACAACGTATGAGTGAGTTTGCAGCTTCACAGCGACTCATCAATCTCGGAGCCACTATGTATAACGTTAAACCCGACATATTGGATAACGTTGATACCGATGCCGCCTTCAGAAATGCTGCTGACGTTCTCGGCGTTCCGTCCAAGATAATCCGCTCCGAGGAAGAAGTTATGAAGATGAGAGAAGAGAGAGCGAGAATACAGGCCCAGGAAACACAGAAGCAGGACCTGGAAAGACTGGCGGCGGGCCTGAAGAACGCATCCCCGGTGATTAAAGCCCTGGAGGGCGCGAAGGGAGCCGAAGGTGCTACGCCTCAGGCCTGAGCAGAGAGCGCGGTTGGTAGATTATGCTTCCACTTTTTTAAGCGAAGCCGGGAAAAGAGTGTTGGAAGACCTGGAGAAGGCTTATGGCGGAGAGTGCTACGTCCGGGGGGATCTCTTTGAAACCCTAAAGAGATCAAACGAAAGAGACGTGGTGGAAAGGATAAAAACGATGCTTAAAATGGCCGAGATGCCTTACGAGATAATCGAAGAAGAAGAATAATGGGGGAAGCGAATCAAAGGGGGACATACGAGGAAAGAAGGAGGCGGGCAATGGAGATGGCGAGCAAAAGAGAAGAAGTTGTGACCGTGATCACAATAACGTTAAGGAGAAGCGGGGAGGTGTTTGTTAATGGCCCGCTCACGGATAAAATTTTATGCTTTGGAATGCTGGAGATGGCTAAGGGCCTTGTAGCCAACTACCGGGAAGAGCGAAAAGTGTTAGTGCCACAGATGGCCATCCCCAAAATTCCAAGTTAAGGAGGAACGAAATGCTAAGAACGGACATGAATACTGTTGACAGCTTTATGAGGGGAAGCACGGTAAACGCTCTGGCGTCCAAGCTGCGGGGCAACATTCAATTCGACTCCGCCGACCTTGACGCCAACGTCGCCGACGGAAAATTAATCGGCGCCGTCAGGAGCCTCCGTGTTTATCGCAAAGCTTCTCTCGACAATGGAATCGTGCAGTATTACGATGCGGCCGGCAACCTACTGGCCACTAACGCTTAATTTCCAAAGAAAGGAGAAGACGATGCCAGAGGAAGGAATCGCACAGGGAGCAGGGAGTCAGGGCGCGGGTGCCGGATCTGCCCCTCCAGGCGGGAGTTCCGCGCCAGACTGGAATACTTTCCGGGGGTCACTTGGAGACCTGGGGAAGGATAAAGCCTTTGAACCCATCAAGGATTTTCAGGGATTGGCCAAGTCCTTTGTTGACGCCCAGAAATTGGTCGGGGCGAGCATCCGGCTTCCCAAGAAGGACGCCAAACCGGAAGAAAGGCAGAAAGCCATTGGAGATATTCTCGGCAAATTGAGAAACGAGGGAATAATTGAGACCCCCCCGGGTAACCCGGACGGGTATCAGATTAAATTCCCGGAGAAGGAAGGATTTAAGCCAAATGAACCACTGATAAATTCCTTTAAGGCGGCTGCCCACAAAATTGGGCTTCAGCCTTCCCATGCCCAGGCACTCTTTGATTGGTATCTTAATTTCCAGGCCGAGGCTCAGCGACAGGAAGATGAAGAATTTCAGAAAACGAAAAGCGGTCTCAAAAAGGAATACGGCGGTCTCTATGTTCGCAAAATGGAGGCAGCAAGAAGGGCAACCGCAAAATACTTAGGTCAAGATGGCGATGAACTAATAAGCGAACTCCCTCCAAAAGCCGGCGCAAGGCTTATCAAAGCCTTTGCCGAAATCGGCGATCCTCTACTTGAAGAGGAAATGGTAGCTGGAGAAATCCCCGGGGTTGTTACTAAAGATGAATTAAAAACTCAAATTCAGACCATGATTAACGATCCCAAACATCCACTAAACGACATCAGCCATGCCGGCCATAAAGATGCCGTTGACAAATACAATAAGCTTATGCGCGACTTTGTCCGCGCCGGGGGGAGGATGTAAAGATGCCTATAATGCAAGAAGCAGTTAAAAAAGAAGAATGGGAAAGAATGGATAAGGGCCTGCCGCCGCTAAAAAAAGAGAAGGAAGTTAGGCCAGACCCCGAATTTCCCAAGATTGATAACCATGTAAAGCTGGAAACTATCAATCTGGAAAAATTCGTTTCTCTGGAAAAGGCCGAGAGGCGTCAGGTCAGAAATGCCGAGGGAGTTGTTTTCAACGGCTTTGACGTGCAGATCAGAATGAAATCGAATTATGATTCTCCCAAAAAGGACGTCATCGAAGGATGGATGATCGAAGGAGAATTTCAGCAGTTTTTCCGCCTTGTCAGGGACAGGATAAATCTGAACGTCATAAAATGGTTTTAAAATAATCAGTCTGTTTCCGGGCAGCCCGCGAGGGTCCGGATGACCGGAGGGAAAGGCCTCCCGTAGAGATCACGTCACGATTGATGGGGAATCCGGCGCCGGGCAGTTCTCCGTTACTGGGTAATAACTTTTACTCAAATAAGGAGAATTGCTCATGCCTGAAACAATCGATCAGATGTTCGTGCAGCAATATCAGAATACCATGATAATGCTGTGCCAACAGAAGGATTCCCGGCTGGAGGGGACTACAATTCCCCCCGTGGACATGAAGGGGGAATACCTCTACTGGGAAAGACTGGGAGCTTCGGAAGCTATTGAGCTTTCGTCCCGCCACTCTGACACGCCCAACATCGAAGCCGAACACTCCAGGCGCAGAGTAGCAGCGACGCCCTACGTTTGGGCGACGCTTCTCGACCGCGCCGACGCTGGAAGGATGCTGGCCGATCCCAAAGGCCCCTACCAGCAGGCAGGGAAGAACGCCCAGAACCGCAGGAAAGACCGGATCATCCTGGCGGCTCTCGGCGGCACTGCCTACTCCGGGAAGGACGGAACGACATCCGTGGCGCTCCCCAGCGCTCAGAAGGTTGCTCACGGCTCAACCGGGATGACCATTGCCAAGCTGTTGTCAGCGAAGCAGATTTTGGACGAGGCTGAAGCCCCGCAGGAGGGCAGATTCTTTGTCTGCCCGGCTGAATCCATTATTGACCTCCTGAACACCACGGAGGTAACTTCAGCTGACTATAACACTGTCCGCGCTCTGGTTTCCGGCCAGATTGATACTTTCCTCGGGTTCAAATTCAACCAGACCGAATTAATCTACCTGGAAAATGGGTCTTCAACCACTACCTGGTATTGCTACGCCTACGCCAAAGGTGCAATCGGGATGGGGATAATTGGGAACCCGGAAGTAAGACTGACGGAAAGAGCGGACAAAAATTATGCCTGGCAGCCCTGGATTTCAATGGACATGGGGGCAACGAGAGTGGAAGATGAGCTGGTAGTCGAAGTGGCCAGCCAGTAAGGTTGAAGAAGATTTCAACCGCGGAATTAACAACTAACGACTAACAAGGAGATAAAGAATGCCTACGCCAATCCTTCACGGGTTATATCTCGGCATGAATGCTAAACCCTGGCAGACTGTCGAGCAAGAGAGCGCAACCCCGAAATACCCGTTGAATGCGTTCTTTGACGACGAATTGGGCAACCGCTTCCGGTATGCCCTAAATGGCGCTGGTGCCCTCGTAGCTGGTAATATCGTCCAGGGTGCGGCCCTCGCGGGCGCCACGACTACTTTACAGTCAGCCTGCGCCATCAATACGGCGGCCGCCGCCGGATCCAAGCGATTCTTGGTCACGGCGGCAACCACCGGCCAGAGCGCCAGCCTTTATGCCGAAGGTCTCGCCGCCTTCTGGGATAATGATCTCGCAGCAGTCTATACCAGAATCATAAAGGACAATGGAGCGCTTACGACCACAGGGGCCGGCGACACCGGATCGTATATCGATGTCTATGAGGCGCTACCCGTTGCCCTGACTACCTCGGACAAAGTGTCCTTGAGCGTCAATCCCTTCAAGAATATCGTGGTGGCGCCCACTACGATTACTGGCAAGGTTCTTGGAGGAGTGAGATGCGCAGTAACTGCCGCCTACTACTGCTGGGTGCAGACCCGAGGCTGGTTCGCCTTCCGTATCAAGGACGCCACAACTAACGTCCAGGCCGGACCTCTCGCACCGGCGGGAACCACGGCAGGGTCGCTCATCAACGCTGCCGAAGCGGATACCGCAGCGGTCTACAAGACCGTGGTGGGCATTTCAAATGCCCTGTGGCTCGATGAATACGGCGGGTTGATTTACCTGAGCTGTGAATAAATCCCTTAACCCCGAGGGGAAGAAGGCCAACGCCTTTTTCCCCCATCAATTCAGTGGCGGAATCGAAAAACATCCCGCTAATGGAAGGTGCGAATGTAACCTTGGCCTTTACAGGTGCACCGGGGCAAGCACATCAACGGTCACGTTTTACGTAGCATAATTCAAGGAGGTCTAAGATGCCAATAAGAATAGGACAAGGAACAACAATCAGCATCGGAGCAGCAGCCACGGGAGCGCAGGTCGGTGAGATCGTGGGAATGGAGACAGGAATCATCGTCGAGATCGAAATGTTCATTCCGAACACTACAAATAACGTCACTTTCACCTTTGCTATTCTCAACCCGGATTCAAGAACGAAGTATAGTGTATCGGGATTGGTGGAGGATGCCTTATATGTGATTCCGATATCCCGTGCAATTAGGAAAGGTTCAAAATTCTCATTAACTCCATCTGGCGTCACCGGGAACGATATCAGCGTCACGATACTTCCCGCCTACGAGGTGTAGGATGATAGCGAGAGATAGACCGGGAAGTTATTTCGGTTACGACCCCTCCTGTAAACTTTATCTTCCTTTCTATAAATATGGTGGGGAGCAGGCAAAGGCTTGGGATCAGTCTGGGAATAACAACCACGGTGCTATCAGCGGGGCAGTACCAGGGAGTT